CAATAGCACCAAGTAAATCACTTAACTCTACAAGTTCCATAATCTTACAATGTTGTTCACAAGAGTCAACCCATTCATTGTATTCTTCTACGATTTTAGAACGTTCACCAAGTACACCTTTACTAATACTTTTAATATGATAACCATGTACTTTAGTACCTGCCTCTTTATCACTCTCCATAACCTCTCCTTTTTGATAATTAGTCTCATTTCTGTTATAATAACCTTATGTTATCAACAGCCAATTACAATTAGTAAAAGGAATAGTAACATAACCAAAAAGGAAGTCAACCCTCCATTTCAAAATAGTAGGAATATAATATGTCAGCAGGTATTGAAGCTGCAATCGCCCTACACTGGTGGAAAGCTTGTATTGGTATTATTGCCACATTACTAGGTTTCAAGTTTCAAAAGTCTCTAACTGATAAAGAAAAGAGATTAGAGAATCTGGAGACAAAGACAACATTGTTAAGTGATACTCTTATTGAGGAAAAGATGAGAGTAAATAATCTTGAAGAGATGTTAAAACAAAGTATTGCCAATAGTGCTAAGTTAAACGATATCCATACCAGCGTAGAAGTTATTAAAACAAAGATAAACCATTTAGAAGAAGGAAGATAGTATGCCACATCATATGCCACCACCTAAAAAGAAAGAAGAAAACAAAGATAATAAAGAAGAAGAGAAGTAAATAAATGGGTCTTCAGGAAGTATTTAACTTCATAGATTTTAATTACTATAACTGTGTCTTATTTGTGGTAATGTTCCTGCAAGAGCAAGTTAAGGATTTTCTATCTTCCGTTGTGTGCTTCCTGATGAGCCTTGTAGGTACTTTTTGCGTACAGTATATAATGTCTAAAGGATTCACATTCTACGAAGCAGCTATGTTCTATGAAGCAGGAATAGCATTCTCTTGTATAATGTTATGTTTATTAACATGTAGAACAGGGTTGATTGTATTCACAGTTAGTTGTGTAGGATTCTTTGTCAACTTTGTAGGGTATTGGATACCAAACGGAGAGTTCTACAGTTATTATCAACAGAGTTATGGTTTTATACAGATCATCTTATTCGAGGTATTAGTATGGGGATGTATTGCCAACTCTAGATTAAAACCTTATATAACCAAATGGAATAAACAATTACAACAAAGTTATAAATTAAAATGGGAGAAATAATATGTGGGCTACATTATTAAGTGGTCTGCTGTCAAAAGGTTTCAGTTTCTTCACAGAATGGAGAGAAGAGAAAGCAAAGCAAGCTACATTAAAGCTGCAGAATGAAACCAAGATTGTAGAAACAACACAAAATATCCGATATGAGAAAGCTACTGCAGACGTTAAGAATACCTCAGAACGTATTGCACAAATGGCTAAATCATTCAAAGATGAATTCACTATGTTTGTAATATTCACTCCATTAGTGACGAGTATGATTTCTCCTTATGTAGATTTATACTTTGTATTACAAACAGGAAGTTATGAATTAGGGATGTTAGCAGCAGCCAGTTCAGAAGCTATAGCTAGTTTTAATAACATGCCGATATGGTACACATCTATTGTAGTACTGATGATCCTATGGTCATGGGGTGCTAGTAAAGAGATAATTAACAGAGTTATAGAGTTAGTAGTAAACTTTTTCAAGAAATGATATTGACAAGTATAAATAAGTGTAATAAGCTCACACCAGATTTAACGATTTGGGTGAGCTTTTTTATTGCCTGTAATAAAGTGAGGAGACTATTATGGTAGAGTACTTATTAATTTTAAAACTGTTAGGACTTATATTATCAGTTATTTGTGTTAAAGTGTGTATCAACTTTCTAAGTTATTATTTAATTTGTAAGGATTACAGCACTCAACGAAGTAACTTTTTAGTGTATGCTCCTAACTGGTGGACATTGTTGTATAGTGTTGAGGTACTGGATATTAAAAGGTATATTGACCAAGATCATGTACAATTTCACCTTGCTAAAGGAGAGGACAGAGAAGAAGTTTTACTGTATGAAGAATGTGTGTCATGGAATTTATTATGGGATACCAAGTATAAGAGTAATCATAGAAATGTTTATTGTAGGCTTGAGGATGATTGGTTTATCCCTGTACCTTTACATGAACATATAAATGAACGTTGTTTGGAATACAATGAAACATACATGACTAATAAAATCATAGAAACTTTTGAACAAGCTGAGGATGAAGACGATGAATGTTAAGTATACATGTGAAATAACCTTTAGCAATCCACTAGATGATTTATTCAATCATAAAGAGGTTATTATTCTAGAATTACCTGAAAGTACATATGGTAACGTTAAGAAGGAGTGTTACAGAAAATTATCTGAATTAAATCTTGACATACCAAAAGAATACTGTAAGATTAGTTACATGTTAGTAGATGAGGAGAGATTATGAGTATTGAATTTATGATTGAAGATAGAGTTCCTGTCACGGTACGTATACCTGATTATGAACGCAGTTTGAAACGTAAATCACATAAGGCCAGACAGAATACATACACCACAACACCAGATGGTGAAAAGGTTAAACTCCCTTGCCTAGAGTGGGGTAACTCTGCACTAGTATTACAACTTGCGTGGAATGAGAAACTTTATGATGAGATGTATCTTTGGTGGAAGTCAGAATATGATGTACTAGGATTAGATTTTAATGTAGAGTTATATGAATATGAGTATGGTGGTTTGATTGAACTGCGTTATATGTCGGAGAAACCATTGTATCAAGTTAATAGGAAGGGTTTTGAGAGCGTTTTAGAACTACTTGAGGTGAATGTATTAGATGTGTGGAAAAGTGTCCCAGAATCGTTTAGAGAGCTTACAGAGCTAGTTTACGTAGGTGATTGGGATTATTTAGAAT